AGGTCTAACGCGCGCGATCAATGGCGGCTTTATTGGACTTGAGGATAGGATACATCACTATGAATTGGCTAAAGCTATTATGCGTGGTTAGCTTGATGGTAGGCTGCGAGGATAGGTTTCGTTATCCTTGCCAAGATCCAAAAAACTGGACTAAGCAGGAATGCCAGCGGCCCCAATGCGCGATTAATGGCGTTTGTCCTGACATGTTAGTAACCCCTGATGATATGAAAACGGAGAAATAACATGCCAGATTCGGACAAAATGGATGCAATGCTCAAGTTGATTATCGGCAGCACGTTCTGCTTGGTAGTCCTCTTGATCGTATCTTTGATTCTCTACTCGCTGGTATTCGTGCCGCAGCCCATGAACGGTATTGCGCCTGCTGACAAGCAGTTTTTCTTGATCTTGTCGGACATGAGCAAGTACATTCTTGGCTCGTTGGCGACGCTACTAGCAATCAAGGGTAAGGAAGCGTTTGTGCCGCCAGGCTTATCCACGGCTAAAGAACGCGATCCTACGCCGCCTACGCCTACGCCTACGCCTACGCCACGTTCCGAGCCTACATTAAGCACGCCTGTTGTTACTGGATTTGCTGGCAAGCCAGCCCCACCACCTGCCCATCAACCGGAGATTGACTGACATGAAAAAACTTATCGCGCTGTTGTGCCTGATCTCGTTTAACGCCTACGCTGGCGGCGAGATGAAGAAAGTCTGCCACAAGGAAGGCAAGAAAGAAGTTTGTAAGACGATCAAAGTCCACAAAAAACTGGAAGGCACGAAAGTACCGCCAAAATGAACCCGTGGCTGATCGTCGGGTTTGTAATAGCCGTGTGTAGCGCCTTTGGCACCGGCTATTGGCGCGGTGATACGGCAGGTCAAGCCAAAGTCCAGCAAGAATGGAACAAGGAAAAGGCCGCTCAATATGCCGAGTACGCCAAAAGCCAAGCAGCAGCGCGTGAAAAAGAACAGGCGCTACAGGCCAGCGCAGACACGTTACGACAGGAGAAAGATCGTGAGATTAAGAATATTAGTGCTCGGGCTGCCGCTCTTACTAACAGCCTGCGCAACAGGCCGGAGCGCTCCGCCGTTAGCAGTGGAGTGTCCGAAACCGCCAGTGTTGGATCGCATAGCTGTACCGGATCAGAACTCTCTCGACAGGATGCAGAATTTCTTATCGGGGAAGCTGCCAGAGCCGACGAATACCGCGCCGCCCTCAAGCAGTGTTACACCCAGTACCAAACCTTGATACTCGCTCCTTAATACTACGCGGGATCTTTGGTTTGGGACACCAGCCAATGCAGTCGTCTGTCCAATTGCCTACGATCAATACGCCGCCAGGGTTTAGCAGTAGTAAGCTAACCGCCTTTGGCGGCGGTTCTATTTCTGGATCGCGGAAATATAGTTCGTCAGTTGTTATCTGTTTCATTGCGAATTTCTCTTGTTAAATACCATTGCGCCTTTTGTAAATCTTGCAGTCGGTCGCCTTTCTTACCTGCGCGGCTAACGTATTTAATGACGTTGCCAAGGTTGTACCCAAGCTGCTTGGCTTCGATAAAGTCGATGGTTTCAATACCACCATCAGTATAGTGTGCGGGTTGGTTTACGGCGTCCATTGTTTTTCCCTACGATAATACGTTGATCGGGCGGCACGCCTTTGCTGGCGTCCGATACAAATTTTGCCATTGAGTAGTCTCGGCAAATAATCAAAACAATTCCTTGGTCATTTAAGACCGTGTACGTTCTATCTAATCCGTCGTTAAGCAGTACCATGTAATACGTTTGTTAGCGCGATCATTTTCTTCTTGCTGCGGTATCGTTCAGTGCGCTCGGCAGTAGTCATTCTTGCCCGTGGTTTATCTTTTCCTTTGCCAAACTTATACACCTGCGTGCAATCGCGGCCCTTCACGTCTTTTTCCCATGCGCATACATGTACTAGTTTATGCTTATTAAAGCAGCGCATCAAACGTTGCGCAGTCACTAGGTGCATGCCTGTTTCCTCGACCAGATCGTGCGTAGTACACGGGTCTTCAATCAGCATCTTAAAAACCATCGCGTACATCTCTTGGTTCATCTTGACTAAGCTCATCGTGCCATCTCCTTGATCTTGGCGATGGGGATGTTCGTCTGCTCATGAACCGCAATAATGACTGCTGGTGTGATGCGAATAGCGCCGTTGCGTATCTTGCTAATTAATGGCGTGCGAACATTTAGTATGTGCGCTAACTGCGCGTCGGTTTTAAGGTTGTACATCTCACGAATGTGGTCAAACAATTTATACGGTGTCGATACTGACCATTGCCCGTTTTTGTTTTTCATTTGCAAATCCTCTTTTTAGCTGCTTTTAAATTTGACTCAAAGAACCACGCTACACATTGCTTGTCCAAATTAACTTCTATTGGCGGTGGTATTTCTTTGGCCCCTTCTACCTTGCCAACGGCAAACCCTAAACTAGCCGCTACGCATATACCGATGATATAAACCATGTCGCGCATATCTGTCCCTATACACGCAACAATATGCCGAACACCTTGGACAAAAAAGACTCACTCTGGCGTCTAAGCCCCAGTGCGATGTCTTGCGCAAAGTTTTCCTCCGGCGTGGCTCTTTTCTTATGATACTGAGGAAAATAAAATTGACCGATTTTAGGTGGTTCCTCTTTAACAAATTTACCGTCAACTAGCATTTTTCTTCTCCTGTATATCTTCTGCGCGACGACGTATTTCGACGCGTTTGCGCATAATGGCTGCGTACTGCTGTGGTGTGTAGATCATTGTGTTGCCTCGTTTAAAATTTCAATACGCTCACGCGAATCGCGTAAGGCGCAGTAGCGTTGATGCAAGCGTTGCAGCATGGCTATGCGTTTGTCGCCCTTACGTTCTTCCGTCAACATAGCTAAAATTTCGCTTTCTGACAATGTCGATAAAACTTCGTTAAGACTTCGCCAAGTGTGTTTCAATTTTTCTCTCCAAGTTTTTAATCAGCGCCTCAACGCGGTTGTACGCTCGTTGGCTGGCGTTTAGTTCTTTCTCGCGTATTTTAAGAATTCCTTTTGCTGCTTTCAACTGCGTTTTCCAAAGTTCACTTCTCGTCATTTCAACTCCTCCATCGCAATTTCACTAATAGCGCGCTTGTCATGCAACGCGCCCCAAATACGCTCATCTACTGTTTTGTTGGTGAGCATGATGTAACACCATACATCGCGCACCTGACCGGAACGATGGAGCCTGCCGATGGTTTGCTCGTATAGTTCCAGGCTCCACGGCAGCGACAGAAAGACCATGTTGCAACCTCCGTGTTGAAGATTAAGGCCATGTCCTGCTGATTTTGGATGCACAAGTAAGAGTTCGACGGTGCCTGCGTTCCAACGTGTAATGGCATCCTTGTCATCCAACGTAACAGCCTTTGGGTAGCGCCTTTTAAGTTCCGCCAATTCTTCTTTGTACGTATACGCAATGATCGTGTTTGCATGTTGATTGCCTTCTAATAGTTCGTCAAGTCGATCAAATTTGTGGCTGCTAAACCAAGTTGCAGCGCCTTCCTGATATACAAACCCAGACGCCATTTGTTGCAGTTTGCCGGTGACCACAGCCGCGTTCATAGCAATGGCTTTTAAGTCTGGAAACTCCACAACAAAGTCGCGCTTCATTTTGCGGTAATGCGTCATGTCCATGTCGCAGCGTATCTCGACCGTGTGCAACTCTGGCAGTTTGTCCTTGTATGAACCTGGGTCAAGTACAAACGTCGCTGGTTTGATACGCTGCATTACCGCGTATAGCGAGTTTGGCCGCGCAGCCCATTCACCAAACTCACGATTGATAAGCACAAAGTATTGCTGCATAAACGCGCCCTTTGTGCGGCCCAATAACTTCTCATCTACTACTTTGCATTGCCCGAATACGTCTTCCAATCCATTACTAGTAAACGATCCGGTCAAACCCCAGCGCACACGAAACGCGTTGATGACGCGCATGAACGCTTTAAACCTAGCGCCTGACGGGTTCTTGAGTTTAGTCAACTCGTCAAATACGACGCCATCAAACCCTGCTACGCCATAGTCAGCTAACCATTGCAGGTTGTCGTAGTTAGTGACCACTACGGCCGCAACGCCTGATAACGCTTGCCTACGCTGCGCTGGCGTGCCAACAGCCACGGCTATCGTCATGCTTGGCGCCCACTTCGCAGCTTCAACCGGCCACACGTCAGTGCAGACGCGTTTAGGTGCTAAAACTAGAAAACGATTTACTTGTTTTTGCGCAAGCATCTCACTCATGGCCGTCAATG